TGCTCATCTATACCCTGATACCTATAAGCAGTTGCTTGAAATGGAGAAGAATACAGATGAACAAGAAGGCAAAACGTGGCTTGACCTTGACGGTAATACTATCCCTGTTGTTGGTGTACGTGTACGTACAGCAGAAGGACGAGGCGCCCCTGTCCTCAGAGATTCCAGTAGTAAAGGCACGGACGAAGGCAACAATGGAGGAGAAGCGTGAGAACAAGGCACTTACGGTTAGTTACGCAAGAGCACTCGGATACAACAGCCAGCAGGTCAAGTGCCTCATCACCCTATGGACCCGTGAGAGCAGGCTTGACCACCTCGCAGACAACAAGCGATCAAGCGCTTACGGAATTGCTCAGTTGCTTAGAGAACGCAGTAGTCAACCTGAATTACAAATCCTCCACGGTATTAGATACCTTGGACACCGCTATTCTGGGAGTGCGTGTCGCGCTTTACAACACAGCAACAGAAGAGGCTGGTACTGATACACTTTAAGTGCATCCTCCTTTCGGGCCGAAGAACCTCACTGCACCCTTCCGCAGTGGGGTTCTTTATTTGTCCGTGGAGTAGAAGCCTTTGCCTTTGAAGGTGATAGAGGGTGAGTCCCATTTACGGACCATTGGTATGTGGCAGTCAAAGCAAGATGGTTCACGTGGTTCATCGTGGATGGAACGTTCTATAGTTAATTCACTATAGCAATCAGGGCAACGATAGTCATACATCATTGATACGGAGACTCTCCTCCCATAAAGTTAAGTATCTTTCGTAATGCATTACCACATCTACGATCAGCAGTGGAGATAGCACACTCTGTTGCCTCACTTAACTGTTGCAGTGTGTAGTTCTCGTGGTATCTCAGGCGCAGGATGTTCTTCTCATCCTCATCTAGTAACTCGTAAGACTTCTTGATATCAATGAGCGTGGCTAATAAGTTGCCACCTTCTGCTGGTGCAGATGGCTTGCGTGGTGTGCCATCATTGACTAGGTTCTGTGCCTGTTCAATGGCAGTCTCATTGACCACGCTTGCAATAACATATGGTAACAACTGTGCAATGGTAGTAACATCATAGAAGGACTCATCATTGGTCTGATAGCCAGACCTAGTAGCCTTCTCCTTGCGGGCATAGCGTTCAATAGCACGACGCATCTGGAATGCTATGCGCTTCTGATTGATAAGCCTTCTTGTATTATCCTCTTCATTAAGTAAGTCATTGAAGTAGGACACACGTGTCATCAACCAAGCATATGCTTCTTGTACTAGGTCAGCACGATCTACATACTTACGGTAACGACGATGAACTATGGTTACTACGCTAGGCACTAGATCATCTAGCAGTGGATGTGGTTCAGTCACAATCAGGTAACACCCTATCTATAGTGTGTTGAATGTTGAGTAGTTTGATGGCAAGAAAGTCAATGTAATTACTAGCATCTGCTAACTCTTCAATCAATTCTCTGATGGTATCTGATGTAGTAAAGGCTTCAAACTTCTGACCCTTAGCGTGTGAGTATTGATCGTGACCTACACCCTTGACACGATGAGCACGCAGTGATGCAAAGGATTCAATAAAGGATGTTAAGTCTTCAGTTGCAACACCTACACCACGGTATCCAGTAACGGCAGCGTGATCTACTAACGGGTTGGTTGTGGGCGTATGAGTATCAGTTGTGTTGCTTTGTCCTGCTGCAAGATGTGAAAGCCCATATGCTGCAAAGTCTGTAACATTATGACCCACTCGTTCTCGGTCATTGTCATACATCACACACCTCCAAATAATTTCAACGATTCTTCTTTGCCATTGGCAAGGTAGTAATCATTGATGTCCATTGATGCGGGCAATGATACTATGCGTGAGTTCATTACCTCTTGTGACACACGGCGAGAGAACTCAGCACCTGGGTTGGTGCCATCCTCTTTGATGTCGTTGTCACCGACTACGTACACGGTGTCATAGCCTGCAAATAACTTATTAAAGTGTGGCTTCCAAGCCTGCACTCCTGGTACTCCCACTGCTGGGATGTTTAAGATACCTGATACAACTACTGCATCTAACTCACCTTCACATACAACTACAACAGATGAATCAATGGTGATGTCAGCAACGTTATACAAGTGACCCTTCTGTCCTGATGGTGCACCATACCTAGGCTTGCCATCATCTAACCTACGAAACTTTACTCCAACACACATACCAAGTGCGGTCAGATAGGGCACAGAAAGCCAGCCCGCGTGGGTTTCGTGACCATTGATTGGATCTGTTACCACACCCAATGAAAACTGTTGAGCGATATCCTCAGATATCCCACGTCCTTCTAGGTAATCTATTGCCCTTGCGTCCAGGTTTTTGCTGTAATGATTGACCGCTTCCAGCAAGGATCTCGATTGCTCGTACGAGTGCATCCTTAAACTCCAGATTCTCTATGATACCTACGACGTTTACTGCATTGCCACCCTTACCGCAGGTGTGGCAGAAGAATAGATTGTCATAGGTATTGATGACAGCGCTTCTTCTTTTATCAGGATGGATGCAACATCTAACAGATGCAGACCTACCTTCCCGTACTTCCCCTCCATAGTGCAAAACAATTGTTCCTATGGGGATTGTGTTTGCATCAACGGGACCTTTGAACCCTCCCGCTTTACGTACCCTGGACCAGTCTTGTGCTGGCATACACACCCCTTGTCGTTGCACTTCTCGTGCCAATTACTAGAACGTTTGTAATGGGTGAGAGTGTTCTCTTCGCCCGCCTTGCTGCAGTTTTCACAGATCATTTGAACTCCTTAAGTTCTGTCACTGGTACACGCCATCCACCGATGACTTCATCCCTGTATGATGCGTTTGCATACTCTTCAGGGTTGCAGTAACCATAGACTTCAACCTGTGAGTAATAATCTTCATCAAGAATCTTTGTTCCTACTAGTATCTTGCCGTTATCCTTACTCCAAAATGGAATAGAGTCACGTGTTCGTACGGTACGTACCTCAAAGTTAGTACCAACATCAGGCAACTTAGCCCGACGAGGATGTAGTTCATTGGGATACCAAGGTACATTCCACGCAGTATCAGTCAGTGATGCAACAGCCCACTCAGATACGTTGGCTCGTACATTGGCAAGAAGTTCGTGCTCCAGATAGCCGTGCTTCTTACCTTCTGCATAGTTAGGTCTGTCTACTGAACCATACTTTGCGAGCCAACGTTCTGTTGCTAACTGAGTGCAGACTCTTACTTCATCCTTGCTCAGGCGTACTATCATCTTCTTCCTTTGCTGCTTGAAATGCTATTTGGTTCTTTGTGTATTCAACACCTGCATCAAAGCCTGCGTTGTATCCTGAATCAAATGATGCACTCCTAGCGTGTTCTATACCTGCACCCTTTAATCGCTTACGATTCTCAGGTAGTCCTATCTTAGTCGTCATCTTCTTTTACTTCTTCAACTGGTACAACTTCTGGTACAAGTATCTCTGTTGTTGTGATCTCTCCACCTGGTACTGGCATTATTGTTTCTCCTTAATCCATTGGGCTAGGTCTTGTATGACCCAAGCATTTTCTATTCCAGAGTTACGACGCTTAACTACAACATAATGCAGTGGGACTTCCCCAATACCACGTGCCTTGGCGTAGTTAAGCGCCTCAACTTCTGCTTCTCTCCAGAACTCAGGCAACGAAAGCGTTGCCCTATTCTTGAGTTCAAGGATATAGGTTTCTCCAGATATGATAACAACCATATCTCCCTCATCCTTTGCCCCAGCCTTAGTCAAACGTTCTGCCATCACTCCGCATTTGCGTAGCCATTTCATTACATCTGTCTCAAACTGAGAACCTTTACGTCCGTTCTTGTTAGCCATCAGACTCGCAAGTATGCTCTGCCTTGTGCATCTTGATCTCCTATCTGACAAGAAGCGAAGTTAACAAATAGTGTAGCCCATTTAGAAGCATCTGCCGTGTGTGGACCAAAGCGATTCTTCACCGCAGCCACACGCAACATACCTCCACCTGTCCCTTGTCCTGGGTCATAACCCAATGTAAGTATGAGTGCTGGCAGTTGACTTACCTTTCCGTGTATTGCTCGTCGTGGAGGTGGCATACTGGGGGAACCATACTCACTCTGCTCACTGACGTGATGAAGTACTAAGACACAAGCCTCTGTCTTGCGTGCCATATCGTGCA